CATCAATACGGGCATCCATAGAGCCCTTGACACCCTCGACCTCACAGGCTTTCTGCTCGTCTTCTACGGTGTGCCCTGCCATACGAGTCAAGAACAGAATGAGTTCCTCAATCATATGACCATACATAAACTTAATGTAATTGTTGGGCTTGAGTTTCTCCTGCGTGTACTTGTTCGCAGAGTACCAAAGCTGACGATCATCCTTACCAATAGAGGACAAGCGGAGCTTGCGGCTATCACGCATGGATGGCTTGAACTCTTTCTTCATGAGGTTTTTCATAGCCTCACCAAAGCGTTCAATCTCAGCGTCAACGTCTACGTCCTTAGGAGTATTACGGTTCTCCATTAGTGAATAGATGTCGTCGATCAGGCTGTATATTTCCTTACTCATAATCACTCTCTATCAAACAGGTTTCAATCTGGCTATGCCCGATCATTGTAGCCGCTACGTCTAGCTTCTTCATCTGGTGCTTCAATTTGCGATCTTGAACTCTGACAAACTCCATGAGTTCTTGAACTTCTTTTGTACCGATTGTAAGCTCTGACAAACGCTCTTCAAAATCCTCTACCGAAAAAATCTGAGTCATCTCACTCTCCTTACTATTCTAATAGTATAACACATTAGTGCGTCTCTGCCCAGTTATTTCCAATCTTATATTCACCGTCAAGAGGACACTTGAGGTCAAAGGCAATACCTGCGGCCTTGATGGACTCAACCATAAGGATACCGACACGGTCTGCCTGAGCCTCAGGAGCTTCAATCTGGTACTCGTCGTGGATAGACCCTAAGAGCTTATACGTCAGATTCCACTTGGGGGCGAACTGTGTGAAGATCTGTAATGCCTTCTTCATCACCACAGCACCCGCTGATTGTAACAGTGTGTTCAGGGCAGAATGTTCACTTCTGATGTGAAGGCATCGTCCATCCAGTCCTCTGAGGTAACCTCGTTGGGAGGCTGTTGAGACTCGCTCTCTAAGCTCTGCAAGTGCGGGAGTATTGTCGAGAAAGCGTTGTCTAAGTTTCGCTCCAGTCCTCTGACTTCCGTCCACAATAGAACCGATCTTAGCGTCTCCTGCTCCGTAGAGGAAGGCGTATATAAATGTTTTTGCCTGAGCGCGTGTAGACAGTCCTGCATTGCTCTGGTTCTTTGTATGAATGTCTCCGTTAAGGATTTCATAAGTATACTCCTCGTCGTTCATGTAATGTGCGAGCATCCTGAGCTCAAGGCCGGATGCATCCACACCAACCAACTTGTGCTTGTCCGGTACGATCCAACAGGCACGACAGTCCTCTCCATAAGGAGCACCGACAGCCGGAACTTGAGCCATGTTAGGACTGCTGTGTGTCATACGTCCTGTGACTGCTCCGATTGCGTTGACCTGTCCATGCACTCGACCGTCATCCTCGACTGCGTCAATCCATGATTGGACTTGTGCGATCCGCTTCTGAACCATGAGATACTCCGCAATAAGTTGAGCCTCAGGAATATCAGTAACAGTCTCCAAGACCTTCTCGTCAACAATAGCTTGACCAGTCTCCGTAAACTTCTCAGGCTTCCAACCGAAACGCCTAAGATACCTCCCGATCTGCTTGCGTGATCCTAAGTTAAACTCAGGCCAATCAATACGAGAGAATGTACCGCCTACGTTCTTCCAGTCGTCCCCAAGGAACTTAAGGCCAACTGTTGATAAGTCACCATCCTTTTTGAACTTGGGTACGATCTCTTTAACGAACGTAGGTAACGGCGTAAATTTCTCGTGCACTTGTTCTTCAAGATCATGCTGTTTCTCCTTTAGTTCTGCAACAAGGTCATGTGCTTTGCGTTGATCTAAAAGCCAACCGTTTTGGATTTGCTTTGTAATTGCACACTGTACTGAGTGCTCAAGAGCAAAGCTGTCACCTCCAAATTGATTAAGGTCTTCACTGAGTTTCCGGTAAACTCGTTCAGTAACCCTAACGTCCTGCTGACAATATTCCACCATTTCTGGCGTAAGCGCAGTCCAATCATGATAGTCTCCTTTGGGAAAGTTTAGACGCTGACCCCACGCATCAAGCGAATGGCCTCCTTCAAGCTGTGGATTGTACAGCCTTGACATCACAAGTGTGTCTGTCACGTCTCCGGTTATACGAACGCCTAGGATTCTTTCGACAGCGGGAATGTCATAGCCAATCAGGTTGTGCCCTATGTGTACAGTCACATCAGAGAACAGTTCTTCAACCATCTCTTTTGTTGGGTGCTCAAGCGTGTATAGCTCGTCACCTTTGATCGCACACAGACACCAAATCTTAGTTGGCTTCAGTCCGTCTGTCTCAATGTCCCAGATGCACTCCATCAGAACTCCTCAATGTTGTTGGCTTCATGAACGTCTGGTTTCTCACCTCGTTCAAGACGACCAGACAATGCATTATAATACAGCCAACCCGCTGACCCTGTCAAACCTGTACGACGACACTTGACGACCTGCACTTGTGTGCTATTCCGTGCATACTCGTCCTCTGCCATCTTATCACGACTCAACAGAATCGTATTAAATGCGATCTGGTTAATAGAGCCTGAGCCCTTCAGGTCGTACTCGTTGACGTTGTGAGGGTTCGTCAAGCTAGGCTTTCGCATATGGCTGACGACAATCACAGAGACATCGGTTTCCTTAGCCAACTTGAGCAAACTATCCATGAACTCATCAATCGTCTCGTTGGAGTTACTTGTGACAGCCGCTTGGAGCGGGTCGATGATGATAACATCACAACCGTTTCCCTTGACCATCGCTCGTAGCTTCAAGAACAACTCATCAGTATCCACAGCACCGTTGTGGTCAAGCAACAGGATACGACCGTCTGTGATGATCTCAGAACGTAGCTTATCAAAGTCTATGTTCTTACGATCCTCAAGCGACAGATTGTGTCCTGTGTGTATCGTCAAGAGATTCTCGACAGCTTCACCATTGGATGCCTCAAGGAAGGCACAGCCAATCGTCTTACTGGTGTTCTTCCAGAAGTGATAGGCGATCTCGTTAACCATAGTGGTCTTACCAACAGACGTTAGAGCACCGATAACGGTGATTTCTCCTGCGGCAATGCCTCCGTTTAGCATTGAGTTCAGCATCCCAAAGGACTCAGGGAAGGGAATGACCTCCTCTGTGCCCCTCTTGATGAAGTCAGACCAAGCATCCTCTAGAGTAATCACTCCAGTCATGCGATACGTTTTGGCTTCCCACCATTCAGCGGTAAACAGTTTGACTTTGTTGTTCAGAAGGTAGTCTGAAGCGTCCTTAAACTCACTCAGAGAGGCAATCCGGGCTTTGTTAGGGCTTAGTACCTGAGCACACTTCTCTGCCGCTTCACGACCCGCAGGATCGTTGTCGAAACAGATTATTACGTATTCAAAGCCCTCAAGCCACTCAAGGTTCTGTTTAAAGTCCTTGACAGCACCTCCCGCACCTTTGGACACAGAGACGACAGGGTAACGAGCCCCTAGCATCTCAAATGCCGCCAGTGCGTCAAGCTCGCCCTCGACGACGGTCACATAGCGACCGCCTGTCTTGAACAACTGCTGACCGAATAGCGTATTGCTACGCATATCCCCCATCGTGCGGAAGGACTTAGTAGCGACCTCCCGCACCTTACAACCAACTAGTGAACCGTTGTTGTCGTAGTAGGGGTAATATTGCGAGTGTTGGTCAGAATGTACGTTGAACCGTTTCGCAACTGATTCCGGTATCTTGCGATCAGTAATCGCTCGACAGGTTCCATACATTTCCACTGGCTTATTGTACGACACAACGTTACTAGCGGCTTCCACAGTTTCAACCTCCTTAAAATAGGTTTGACAAGCAAAACAGTATCCATGTCCGTCCGTGTAGACTGCAAGCCCGTCTGACGACGGGCACACAGGGCACGGATCGTGCCGAATAAACTCATCAGAACTCTCCATCATCCTCAAGGCCTACCTCTCCTTTCTCAACGACACGGACAGCCTGAAGATACGGTGAGACACCGTGGACAGGGTGTGGCTGTCCTAGGTTGTACTTGATGCGTACCTTGTCGCCATAGCGGACAGAGGACTTACTGACGGGTTCGCCGTCGTTGTCGATGACAGGGAACTCGTCGAACTTGGTGGCGAACTTCCGCTGTGCTTGGTTTTTGTACTCACGAATCTTAATACCCTCTGACTGGAGCTTTTCAGCTTCAGACTCGTCGAGGGTTAAGACCAACGAATACTTACCAGTCGATTGACCGTTGTATACTTCATGCTCTGCTAGGTTAGCAAAAGCGACCGTTCCAGTTACTACTGACATTATCTGACCTCCTTAGGTGCAGGTGTTGTAATCGGGGTGTCCTGTAAGACAGCCCCAAGCTCTAATAGACGCTTGCCTGACAAGTTAGACAGACACGCATCGTATTGCGGTTCAGGGTCGTCAATCTGGTCAAAGACCCTGTTCCGTAATTCCATTAGTATAATCGCTGTTGAGATATTATGCAACAACATAACGACACTCCTTGATAAATTCTTTCAACTCTACCTTAGTTAACTTAAGTTTTTTACTATTAGTTTTTTTAATATTAGTCCTAAGGTGTTTCCTAGGTTTCCTAAAGTGTTTCATAAGTTACCCTGTGTATACTTAAGAGTATACCATCATTCCTCTCTTTTCTCAACAATTATTCCTTGAACAAGATCACCTATTGTGGCTTCTTGCTCGTAGAGCGATATCTTGACCTCTGTCAAGCAGTCACTGCACAAATCAAAGAACTCTCCGTCGGTGTCCTTTCGTGTGCTTTCGTAGTCCGTTAGTTCAGTGTTACAAGCTCTGCACCTCATGGTCTTAGTCCTCTTTGTTGTTCCAGTAAGTTAGAGCCCACGACAGGAGCCCTCCTGATATCATTGCTATTGCTATCGCTCCAACCCAGAGCAACACAAAATCTTCAAATGTTATCGTTTCCATTGTTTAATTGCCTTTTCTAGCTGATTATCATGTAAAGAGCCCGTAGGAGCCACGGAGAGCTCCTGTGCTCGACGTTTGTAAAATTCTGATAGTGACCTATTGCCCTGCCAGTCGAACTCCTCAGCGAGGAATTGACACCAGAGCGACGCACAGGACATCGTGAGGCCTCCTGTGAACTCGTCACGCTCTACTGGTGGAACTTTATTCATAAACCAAACCACCAAAAGCCTTAACGATTTTGTCAGATAGTTTAATCGCTGTCTGAGCGTCAATCTTCACCCATTCCCCACTTTGTGTTCCTAACTGCGACACAATATCAAGCAAATCAGCCTCGACCTTTCGGCTTTGGTTGACTTTGTAGACCCTGAGGAATTGAAAGTCCTTAAAGGGTGTATGTGTGTTAAAGGTCACAAGGCGGTTTGATGGTTTAGTCGTCCGCCCGATTTTAACATAACCGCCAAACGTCGGAGATCCGGCCAAGTAGACGAACTCCATGTGTTTGTCTCTCATCTTTGCGGCGTACTCATGGGCATACATAAGCTGTTCTGGTGTTATGTTGACCTTCTTTCTTTTGTACTCTGTGGCGTATTCTTTCGCACATGTTTTACAGTATCCGTGGGGTTTTCCTTTGTACAAATGGAAGGACTCCGCCGGCTTGGTTGTTTGACAACGTGAACAATGTTTCATTGGTCTTGCTCCTTTACACGTTCTAACGATAACTCTGCCCAAAACTCCTCATAGTCATCTGACGAATCCTGCTCTGAATCGACATAATACAGATAAGTTTCTTTATTAAGTTTGTTAGTCGCCTCCTCAAGAGATTCAGCCTCTACAATAAAAGTGGTCGTCCCTGTCACCGTCTCTCTGTACGGTACATTAAACACAAAGTTTTTCATTTTGAAAATCTCCCGTTGTGGTAGATCAAATCGCAAGCGGCCTCATAACGTGCTTCACCTTCAGCCTCAGCCCTTAGGGTCGCTTGGTATTCGTCCCAAGCGTCGTCAGCCGTCGAGCCTGTGATCGTTTCGTAGACATCAAACCAGACAGTGTTGGTTTGCTTCTGTTGAGTGATCGCAAAGATCACCTCCTCAATGACCCACTCCAACTGTGGGTCGTAGTCGTCAACATCGTTGATGTCGTGGTTCTCGTGGTCAGTCATTGCCAACCTCCTGTTCGTAATACTCCGGCTCGTTGAGGTCAAACCCACAAGCCCAAGCAATCAGACCACCTATTCCCATCACAAGGGCGAACCCTGCGATTCCTGCTAGTGTTAAGAATAATCCTTCCATTTTTACACCTCAAAACATTCAACAACTTTAGACCAGTCGATATGCGACAGATCATCATCTAGGTACAGATGTTTTTCTGTTTGCTCTGTCCCGTCCTCAAATATTACGATCACTTTATCAGTGAATGAAACTTCAGGGAATTTTTCTTGCCATACTTCCATTTTCAATACCACTCCTGTGCTTTTGCAATTCCCCAAGCGAGAAACGTCATTGTCCAAATTATTAACATTGTTTCTTCTGCGCCTGTCATGCCGCATACCTCTCAGCCCTCTGGTCAAGCATGATAGCCTCCTGCATACCACGTAGGAACTCGTAGCACTCCCGTGCTGTGCCGTGGTTAAGGTCACGCACTCCGCCACCTGCATTAACGATTTGCTCGACATGACAACGGCCACTGTAACGCCTGACCAGAATATGTAATTGTTGAGCGTGTAGGATGCCGTCAGCGTCTCGCTCGTATGCTGTCAACGGATAACCTTTCTCGTGGTTGATCCAGTCCGTCAAGTTCTCTAGATGTGCTTGTGTGATTCTCATGGTAGTTCTCCTCGTTGTGTTGCTACCCAGACGACCAGTATAGACTGATCGTTTCGCCTGACGCAACTCAGGCTCATCAGTGGGCTTAAATGCCAGTGGTGTTCTCCTGTATGTATATAAGGTTCAGTTTGTTAATCAAGTCGCGCTTGTAGTCAGCACGGGCGATCACTTGGCTCAAGCCATTGTTAGCACGGATAGACGTATCCTTAGCGACCCAACTTCCTGCGACTTGTAGTACAGCGATATGCTCTGCGCCTTTTACAACCCATTCGGCTGAGTCTGTGCCCATGCCGTTGCCGTTCCATTGAGTAGGTTTAGACTTGGTGAGGTGAATGTAGTTTTTCATGTGTGTTCTCCTTAGCGTGGATATAATAGTTGGCTAGGTTGTTGCTGATGCTCAATAACAAAGTCAGAGAGCAAACCATTACCGCGCAGGGTTTTCTCCATCTCCTTGACGCGCTCTAGATCATAGCTGACCATCAACAGAACCTTAGGTGCCTGATTCCATTGAGTGCTCCCGAATGCTTGAGCATATAAACGATATTCGACTGTTGTATCTACTGTGTTCATGTTGACTCTCCTGAATGGTTTTGTGTCGTGAGTAATAATGCAGACACCGTGCCAACTTTTAAAACCCTTGCCATTACTGGCTTTCAGGATTATTCTTAGACCTTAGTCTAGTTACTGTTGGTAACACTTGGGTACTTTGGTAACACCTGTGTAGTGTGGTTTGGTAACACTTGGGAGTTTCTTGGGTGTGTCTAGAGGGATCTACTCAGGCACACACATGCACCACTTTAGCACACCTTGCCCCACTTTGGTGCAACTCATGCACTACTTTGGTGCACCTGTGTGTAACCTGTGGATAACTTTACCAACAGCTTATGCACAACTTATGCACACCTGTGGATAACTTGTGTGTATCCTGTGTGTTTCCTGTGGATAACTTGGGTGGGGCCTAAGTGTGGCCGGGGGAGGGGGTTGACGTATGTTGTAATTTAGATGTACCCGCTCAGGCACAACAAAAGCAACCTTCAGAAACCTTTCAGAAACACATAAAAACCCTATTAATATAACAAAAAGCTATAATGAACTACTTAAGCTAACCTTTTGTTATACTTAAGTGTTTCTTTAGAAGAAAAAAGTATAACAAATGTAAACAAAAGGCTTGACAAGTAACCCAAAGGGCGGTATCTTAAGAAAAACAGTAGAAACCTCTTGACATTTAGAAAATATTATGCTATAATATACATATCTTAAGAGACAAATGAGTCATCGTTAAGTAATTCGTTCAGTTAGTCGTTAAGTTTTACAATCATGAAACACTTAAGTACCTATGTAGGAGAATACTTATGTCAGAATCTTTATCCCCAAATGGTAAAAAGTTAGGTCGTCCTAGAAAACAAGACGTAGAAGCTAAAAAACCAAACAATAGGGGTAAGGTTGGTCGCCCGAAGGGTGATGCGGCGATCATTAACGAATATAAAGCACGTATGTTGGCTTCACCTAAGTCACATAA